GATACCAGTCGCACCCAGCGCACCAGTGATATTGATCTGTTCCGCACCATTGATAATAACACCAGAGGTAGGAGTCGAAGAACCAAAGCTAGTCGCACCAAGTTGCTGAACCACACCAGCACCTGTTGCAGCCAGAGCACCCACAATTGTGATACCAGTCGAACCCACAGCAGCAGTAAGAGTTGTAGTAAATCCAGATACGTTATTGACTACGTTCTGGATGGCAATAACTGACTGACGAGTTGCATTGAGCACCGGAGAAACATACTGAGAAGTAGTTGAACAAGTAACTTGTTTACGGAATGATTCTCCAGCAGTCACTACCTGATAAGCACTTGAAGGATAGGCAAAGTTCTTATTGGTTGGTAGTGTGGTATATGATCCATCAATAACACCAGGACCAGTAGATCCTTTGATTGCCTGAACGATTGATGTTGAGGAGAACGGATTGTATGATTCATCAGGAACCATAATCACATTAGGACGAAGCACTCCCTGAGGTTTCCGATAAAAGGTGATCGGAGTTCCTGAGGGAATGGAGTAGTTCAATGTGTTTGATAGTGTGATCGACCCAGCGGTGACTGATCCTCCGGTGATTGTGGTAGAAGAAGGAACCGCACCAGTCGCTCCAGTCGAACCAACAATGGCACCATACACCAGACTCGGAGCCATAATATCAGTGAAGTATAATGTTGCACCAGTAGAACCTGCTACTGTATTGATTGTGATAATATTATCAGCCGCAGTGGGAACACCACCAGAGCTATCATAGTCACTCCAGGTTGTTACGAAAGGCGCAGCGGGATTGAACTTGCAGTAGTATAGATTGAATGCAAGATCCGTAGTAACATCAGCCGTCCAGGAAGAAGCATTCTGGGTTCTGAAGATATTACCAACATAGGGTCTCTGAGAGATCAGGGTCGAGGTACCGATTTGTTTCTGACCAACCACAGCAGCCCAGGGTGCATACAGATTAGAGTTGGCAATCAGAACGATACAGTATTCGCCCGGCTTCAGATATACAACATTCGGAAAGGTTACAGTTGTGGCCACAGTTCCGGTTGTTGAGGTGTTGACCGAAGCCGCAGAGATAGTTACTGTACTCAGAATGTCTGTGGGTGAAGGATATCCATTAGAAGTATCTCGAATCTGTACTGTAAGAGGCAGAGTCGGATCTTTGGTTGCAAAGAACAGATCGGCCTTGGAAAGGAAAATGCCTTCAGGATAATTCTTACCATCAATATAGAATGTCTGAGCCAGAGGATAGATCTTTGTCTGGGGTTGATTCTGAGACAAGGACTGAGAAGAAGTAGCATCAACCAGGGCCAGAGGAGTGGCCAGATTCAAGGAAGGATCGGCAAGACCCTGAACCTTATAGGTTGTCTGGCAACCAGTGGACTCGGCAGTTCTGGTACCATTAATATTATCAGTAAGAAGGAGAATATTAGAACCAGTGTAGTAGGCACCCAGAGTGATCGCAAAGGTACCAGATACAGATCCAGCAGCATCAGTTGTTAGTGCTCCACCCAGTGTTCCACCAGTCGGAGTTACACCAGCATCAGCAGTCTTACCATCAAAGAATGGATATACTCTGGTGAAGGGTTTGAGACCCACAGCCGAGAATGTCAGAGTCCGTGAACGAATGAACTGAGTCATCGCAATATTGGTAATCATATTACCAATCTGATATTGATTCAGACCAATCGGAGGAGGCACCGGAACATTAGTCGATGAAGTTACTGCAACGCTGGTTACTGAGCGAGGAACTAATGTAGTATTGGTAACATAAGTTGGTTCTGTATATAGATTCCAGTAACCAACAATATCAAGACCGTAAGAAGACCACCCGAGGAAGGGGCCTTTTCTAACAGCAACAGACTCTGTGGCTATGGCCTCACTGTGGCCAGAAAATATTGCTAGGGGACCGAATAGTTTATCCGCCGTGCTACCCGGAGTTATGGGTTGTAGACCATAGACAGCACCCGTGGCATCGGCTCCTCTGGTCGTTGTTGATACTGAATCATACTCTGTGAGGTCCTCATATGATGTTGTTGTGTGTACACCATACCAGAGATTATTCCACTGATTGTACAGAGACCCATAAGGATTGACGGCACCCGGATGGAAGTTATCATAGATACCATTCGGACTGGTGAGATTGACAGGACCAACCTGAATATCATACCAGGTATCATTGTTCGGTGTGATAGTAAGACTACCGACCCAATCAAAAACCGAGAAGGGATTGAGATTGATTGGAGTAGTTGCCTGAGGCTGAGATACTACGGTATTCGAATCATCGAACGCAGCAGTAACAAGATCACCCCTCTTGGTATATCCTGTGGCTCCATCAGTAGATACCAATGATAGACCATATGATCTCTGGAGGAATGATGGACGAAGTTCCTGATCAGCAATATCAATAGAGCAAGTATTGTCCGGATTGAACACATCAGAAATATTTGTTCCGGTGAATGAATCAACCAGAATAGAGTTATTGAATCGAGTATTACCATTGGCATCAACCACATTAAAGGTCGAGGTGGATTGTTCCAAGGCACTCAGAGCAGCATAATATTCAAGGTTGACGATTCTATCTTCCAGCTTTGAGATATCATTCATTGTATATCTCTTGTTGCTGATCGCAGTAAGACCTACTGAATCAGTTCCATATGTATACGCAGGAATGTACATCGTATACAGGTCAAGAGAATTATCAATATCAGCAGGAGCCTTGGGCGACTTGCTGGGTGTGCCTGTGATATCAAGGAACTTACCATCAGAGGTTACAACAATCTTATCGATTCTCGGAAGGTAATATGAAATGGTAGAGATGAAGTTGGAGTTAGGAGCAGCAATTGTCTGAGCACTGACGAATGTAGTAGAGGTCAGCTTTGTTGGACGACAATCGATAGCATTGAATAAATTGATTCTTATTCCGTGAGAATCATTATAGTACTGAGGCAGATTCTTATTGCTATATGAATTCGCACAGAAGAACCCATCATTGATACCATGAGAGAAGTATTCAAAGAAGATTACCACCGGAGTGGCCACAGCCTGACCTGTACCTAATGTGACAGAAGATAAGTCATAATAATTATCTCGCTGACCATTATCGAATGTGTATTTACCAGTAACATCATTGGCAGTATTGAACCAATCCGTCGAGGTAGGATTACCTGAGGCAGTGGTGATGATCTTTACGATTCGAGTTACGTCTGACACACCCAGAGAAATAGTTCCCATTCCTGTGGCCGAGTAGACATAACCTGTACCAGAACTACCTGTGGTAAATGTAGGACATACATTGTATGTGGAGGCAGTGGTTACTGTGACAGGAACTGTAAGGGTAGCTACCTTTGTGGCACCAACATATGAACTGACAGTATATACAGTACTGCCTGAACCAGTACCCGAGGTGATGGTGAGATTGCTATAGAAGTTATCAGTAACTGATGCATCAGCCGAAAGAGTAACGTTTGTGCTGGCAGTAGAATTTGCAGCAAACTTACCCTGAGTTGATATCGGAGCCAAAGTCTTGGTATTGGGTACCGCATTACTATTATTGATGTATGCAGTAACAGTCAGAGTACCAGAACCAGCATATCCGGTGATTGCGGAAATGGTTGCTGTCTGCTGACTAGCTCCTCCAGGATTATCCAGAGCCAGTGTGTATGTTGTGACAGGAATGTATGCAGTGCTAGAGTCCCCAGTTACAACATAATATACTGATTTGGTTGCGGAATCTACTGTGGTTCCTGCGGTACCTTGGAAACGTTCACGAGCAAATGGAGTCTGGAAAGTTCCTACTCCAGCAGTAAGAACCACAGAGAACTGTTTCCGATAAGACACATTCATCGTGCCAGTCGATAGATTATCTACAACATCATATCCAGTATCATATACCAATGAAGTTGTTCCGGGGAATGATAGAGCAGCCGGAGTGGTAACCAGGAATAACTGAACCGAAGATGCCTTGACAATATTATCACCAATCGCAGTAACAGATGTGAAGGTCTTATTGGCAGTGGTGATAGTTACATCAAACAAATATAGATTATAACTGCCAACAGTTCCAGAGTATTCGATGTTTCTTGCTCTGGCAGTACCGATGGTTACATTGCCGCTATCATAAAGATACAGACTCTGGAAAGAACTGATGGTGGGTTGACCCTTGGAAAGGGTTACGATTGCATAATTTCCATAGGTGATTGCTGTATAATGATTTGTATCCGTGGCAGTGGTTCTTGCCTTATTAATCGGAAGAGATTGCTTGGCGATTGTGGATATCTCAAAACCCTTTACGAATGCTTTACCCGGAGCAATCTTGAGCAGCATCGAAGGACCAGTCGCACCCACAGCAGGATCGACTTCAAGATTGGCAACAAAGGGATTGACAATGAAGTCGCCATTTGTATCATAGGTTCGTCTTGCAAGAACCTTTAGAATTTCAGAGTATGAAGGACCAGTGATTTGTTGCTGAAGAACACCAGTATCGACTCGGAGAATTTCAATAAAAGAACTTGCACTGGTTACAGAATTAATATCCAGTGCAGTAAGAACCAGATTGATCTGAAGTCGATCTGCACCCGGAGCAGCATAGTTATAAGAACCATTGGCATTATCCAACAGAGTAGTATCTACTGTGGAATTCACCGTGGTGATGTTGGCGACTAGACCAACTTTCTTGGTTGGAACATTATCAGTCTTATTCAGATACACGGTCTGAGCAGGACAGATTACAAAGCTACCCTGAGTGAAGAAGATACCATTGTCGATTGATACTGTTGAGGACGAACCAGAGAAGGATGCAGCAGCCACAGTGACATTAGTTAGTGTGGTAAGACCCCCAGTTACTACAACAGATTCTAAGGCTGAGAATGAGAGGCCATTCTGAGGTACATAGATAAGAGTATTGGGATCTGTGGAATCTACGGCAACAACAAGACCAACTGCTCCACTGGTTCCACCAGTAATTGTGGCACCAACGAATGCGGTGATTGTCTGAGCATTACCTGACAATACAAGATACCGAGCAGTCGTAACATCCAGAGTAGATTGTCCGCCCAGAATAAGAGACCCATCATTAAAGATATGGCTACCGAATCTCTGGACCTGAGTCTGTAGAATGGCCTGGAGTTGGTTTAGTTCTCTTGCCTGGACCGCATACCCCGGCTTGAACAATACTCGCAGGAAGTCCTTTGTCTCAGGAGAGTAGTCATCAAAGTAGGGTGCTGAATTAAGAGTGGAAATTACAGACATTTAATAGTTGGCCTCTGAAGTATTTATTAGTAGGTGATGACAACTTTTATATCTTCTATCTGATCTGGGTATCTTGTGATGGGCTTTCTGTTCTCTACATAAAGAATATCTCCCACGTTGACAACAGCAGCCGCAGGAGTTACCGCAGTTACAACAACTGAATTGACCTGATCTGAAGTGGTGAATGTTCCTGTTACTGAAGTGAGATAGATTTGTTTATTGACAGCATCATACTTCACGACAGATCCTGTGGCAAGACTTGATGTACCTGTTACGGTAGAATCCAGAGCAAAGGTTCCTGTGGTAGCCAGAGTAAGAACAACACACTGATTCAATACAGACGAGTTAGCAATAATACCATACTTAGAAGTTGTATCAGGAATGGTTGTCCAGTTAGAAACAAAGGACACGGCAGGATTGACATAGTTACTGATTACATTAACCTGACCTGCACCAGTACCAGATAGAATTACCATACTCTTACCAGCAGTGGGATAATATGGTGTGGTTGAAATCATAGGAGAAGTCGCAGCGTGCAGAGCACTTAGCCTTAGAGTATTGGGTCCGGTGGCACCACCTGCTCCTGTCGCACCTGCATTATAATATGATCCGGTGAAGATGGGATTGGAAACAATCCCGATCTGCCGATACTCATTGGTGTCTACAATCTGACCACCTTCATTACCATTGACTCGAACCTTGACCATAAGATTGGTGGCATTCAATTCTTTGATAGCATCGGCACCGTGATAGGGAGCAGAACCAGCCAGAGCATTTTGTTGAATCGTCCATTGATCCGAACCATCATTTGATGTAATGGTTCTTACAGACAGCCAGCTAGTTGTTTGAAATTGTTCCGCATCAAAAGCCGGAATGGTATACATATACTTCCAGATGTACCCATCAGTAAGAGCCGAAGGAGTCGATGCCGAAGTAGATGTCGAAGTAGGTTCAACAGTACTTCCTGTGCTGACATTGCTGAAGTTACCAAGACACTTATATACTTTGTTGGAAGTGTTGACAACATAGAATGGTTGAATATCAAAGGTGGAAGGAGTGGTACCTGATAGAGTCAAAGGATTGGAAAATGTAATTGTCGGAACCACAGTGTACCCAGTATTGCCTGAGGTGAATGTAATTGCAGTCACGGAACCCGCAGAGATAGTGGCGACGGCGATGGCTGTGTTTGGTGCCCCAGTAATAGTTACTGTAGGAGCAGTAGAGTAGTTAGAACCAGGATTTGTAATTGTATATGAAATTACTCCACCAGCCACAGTTGCTGTGGCCGTGGCCCGAGTATATGTCTGAGCAGTGGTGAGAGTCTTGATATCTACTGCTGCACTATACTGTTGATACTTTGTGCCAGTAACCCAACTATAATAAGGAACCACATTAACCACATTGGTAGGTTGTACTCTCTTCATATAGACCATATCACCGAAGATATCGTTCTGAAGATTAACACAGTCCAGGGGAGTATCAGGAGAGTTATCGCCATTGGGCCAGGCAAAGGGATCAGAAAATGAGAAATAGACACTCTGATTTGTCACGTTGCTGACAAAGTTATTGACGTTCTTGAGTCTGAGTGATTCTGTTAGAATGTTTGGCATTTCTTCCTTATACCTTTATGATATTTATTTCGGATTCTTGGATGGATTTAATTCTCTTACCTCGTGTACTATAGTTACCAGATACAGAAGCCACAGGTATATTTAGTCCATTACAGGATAGAGTCGAGGCAGTGAAGTCAGGAGACACTGGATCTTTGAAAATGTAGAGTAGGTTATTATCCTGATCCCATTCATCAACACTTCCCTGAGCACCCGAGGATGGCTGCACAACTCTGCCACCTTTACGAATTTCCGGCGGATCAATAACTACTGAGGGAGTCGAAGTATAACCAAGACCATTGGCAGTCAGACCAATACTGGCCACAGTACCACCAGACACTACTGCATAAGCCTGACCACCAGTATCCGTAACAGTAGTTCCAGAATAGGTGATAGTCGCCCCACCACCATTCAGAGCTACTCTGGGAGTTTCAACATATCCGGCTCCCACATCAATTACTACTATTCCGGTAATAGATCCATTGGCAATAGTAGCATTGGCCCGAGCAGTATTGAAGAGTCCGGTGGCACCAGGAACAGAAAGAATCACTCCACCCGTCGAAGAGTATGTGAGATAGTCTGCGGCTGGAGCACTGGTATTACTCTTTAGATCCACATAGGCAAAGGCAGAAACAGTCACAGCAGTAGGATTAGTGATTGTTACTTTGGGAGTCGTGATATAACCAGAGCCTGTTGCACCTAGCGTCAAGCCAGTAATAACTCCACCAACCACCGTGGCGTAGGCAGTGGCCTGAGTTCCTACCAACGGAGCATCGATTGTAACCAAGGGACCAGTCGCTCCTGATGAATAACCAGAACCACCAGAAAGCAGAGTGATAGAATCCACATAGGTCGTGAAGTAACCAGAATTATTATATAGATCCTTGGAGATATAGTATGTTGAATTGGTAGTCGGAACAGTCGAGAATGCAGGAGAATATGTGATGATTCCTGAGGCACCATCAAAGCCTACGATGGTCGAAGACTGTCCTGAGCCTGTGCCCGAAGTAACATATAACTTGTAGTCCCGGAATGCGTGGCGTGATGTACTGAACGCAGTGGCTCCTACAGTATGAGCAGCGGCAGTAGTTGAATAATACCCACGAGTAACATTGAGAAAGGAAGTCGCCCCTGCCAAAGAACCTGTGGCTCCATTGATCAACATCTTCTCGGAGTCAACCAGAATAACATCATTGGTATTATAGTAGTCGTCTTTCTGAGTAACCACAGGAATCAAACCAGTAGAACCATTCACCGCAGCGGACAGAGTAGAGACCACATAGTTGGTGAATCCATAGTTGAGGAGATTACCAAAGGCAGTCGCACCCTTCATCGTACCAAGGGTATTATTGACAAAGGTGAACCGAGGATTTTCCAGAAGTCTATAGCTACAGACCGATCCTGTGGATCCAAATTGAATCGGAGAATCAAAGGTAATACTCTGAGTGACAGAATTATAGCGAGTGACTGTGCGAGTAAGAACACCAGTGGCACCAGTGGCACCAATGATGGCAGTGAATCCCACCAGATCCGAATCATTGGTGAAGTGTCCTGATGCACCAATATTAAGAACTCCGGTGGCTCCGGTAGATCCCTGAGTTGTGGTAGTGCCCGAGAAGTCCTCAAAGAATATGGGTTCGGTATAGCTCTTGAAGAAATCGATATTCTGATAGGTGGGTCCCAGTGCAGCACAGGTCGGAGAGGACGAACTCACAATACTAATATCAGGTCGAGGATTTACATTGGTCTCGGAGTCCGATGCCATATTGTATGCAATCTGTTCATTCAGAGTAAGGAAGATAAAGTACTTGAGTCCAGCAGGATGAATGAGTTCTTCGATTAGATTCTTGAACTGAGTGATTGATTGTTCGGCTCGAAGTTCATAGGAGAACTGCTGATAGTAATATGAATCCTGGATCTTCTTATTGGAAGAGGGTTGACCATCGGTACCCAGATATGATCCATTGGCAACATAGAAGATACCTGTGGCTCCGGTATTATAGGTGGTACCAATCTTCTCGGCCTTACCAGTGATAGGATAGTTGTAGATATCTTCTGGAGTGGAGGAGAAGGTTCCATTAATCCCCGAGAGATCATAGAGATAATATTCACCTGGAGATCCAACAGAATCCACCAGAGCCACAGCATTTGAAGTATTACCAATTACACGGTGACCAACATAACCATTGGGATCTATTCCCGAGGCACCTGTCAAAGAGAGATAGTTATTCTGAGTCCACTTACCATCGGACACCCGAAGCATATCCGTAGAAGGATAGTAGAAGTTCAGATCCGTATTGAAAAGAATTCTATACAGGAACCTGAGTGAATCTTCTGTACCCTTGGACCCATAGAATTGTTTGATGAACTTTACAAACTTATTGACTTCCACAGTAACATCATTGGAATGTAGATTGACAGGGAAGTTAGGAATATACTCATTGGTCAGATAGGTGGTGAGCAGAGCATATTCATTGTCGATGTCCCGGACAGAGACAGAAGCCTTGGTCGCCTGATTGATATTGCCAAGATTGTTTACGACTACAGGAGCAGCAACAGCACCAGATCCCTTGGTATCGGTGATTACTATTTTGACTGCATCGGCATCGGTATAACCAGATCCATATCCACTGACAACAATCTTGGTAAGCTGTCCCTGCTTTATCACAGGAGTAACCACGGCACCCTTGGTATCACTGATGTATTGACCATAGGTTACTGAACCCACAACGTTATCAATGATCTGTATTCCTACAGTAGGAGTAGCAGAATAGTTATTGCCCGGACTACTCACCTTTACTGCAATGAGTTGACCAATGGATCTGTCCAGATATGAATAGTACTGCTTGATGAAAGACACAAACAGCGGATACGTATCTCGGATGTACTGAGGGATCTGAGATTCGATGAATAGACTACGATTGAAATCCATATTAGTTGGCCGTCACAGAGACTAGAATATCAGCAGGACTGACAGTCAGAATGGTATTTCTCTTGGAAGTAATATTACCAATCGAGAATTCCTCGGGCTTGACTACAATATCAAAGGTACCATCCGAGTTAACCTTAGAGGGTGTGAAGTTATTCAGAGTAATGATACCAGTAGTATAGTTCACAGTCCCGGCAGTCAGGTTGACATAATTCACAGTCTTGACATCGGTACCGACGAAGTTATAGATTCTGATGTTACCCATTGAATCATCATCGAGATATAGATTGGCCGTGCCCGTATTCAGTTCGGTATCATTCGCTGCCTGGAATGAATACTTATTCTGAACTGATCCGGGATGTATAACATTCTGGAAGTCGATGGTATATTGTAGAGAGGCATTGAGAACCACCGGAATATTCTTTCTCATTGTTACCTGAGTGAGGTTACCAATGATAGTAGGATCGGCATTGTCAATGAGTGACGTGAACTGGGAGTAGGTGAAGTTAGTAGAGAACTGAGTGAGAGTGGTCGAGTTATAGGTATTGATCGCCGCAATCACAGAAGTCTGAATGTCGCCGGGTCTCTGGGAAGTCGCCTTCGAGTTATAACTGACATTGGATGATATCTGTAGAAAGATGTACTCTGGGTCGATGATCTCTGGAATGATAGAAACAATATTCTTATTGGAGATGACATCATTGAGTACGACTTGTTTCTGGGCATTGCTGAGGACGAGACCTGTTGTGGGTTTGAACGACAGGAAGACCTTGCCGTACTGGGGTGGTATGGCGTCCTGGCCGCCCCACACGCTCACGGAAGAGGCGAAGGGATAGTCCCGTGTCAGAAAGTATTTGTAATCGTCTGTGGTGACCGAGCGAGACTGAGTTCTGAAGTTCTGAAGAGAGTTCGTCTTGATGGAGTCGGTCTGCTCTTCGATGGCACCACCCGAGGACGGCACCACATTAGTATAGGTGAGACTTCTGGATATACCATTGATGGGAGTTGATAGGGTGAATTGAGCACAACCATTAGATACATCAGCCGATGATGTCTGATATCTAATAGTTACAATATTACCCGAGACCAACTTCTTACCCAGGACACCATCACCAAACTGAATCTCATAGGATCGTGTGGGAGTCTCAAAGAGATAGTAGGTGGTCGATGTGGGAGTGAGCGTAGTAATAGAAGTAACAGGAGAGTAACTTACCGTGGTGGTATCGGTCGCCGAGTTCTGTACAGTGACAACTACCGAGTCCAGATCAATGCTGAAGTTATTGATCATGAACTGTTCATTGGCAGATCCCTGAGAAGTAGACGAGGTACTTACATAGGACCCTTCTCGAATTGATATGTCCGAGAATGTATATCTTCCTGATAGGGAGGCCGCATAGTAAGTGTCTACAGGAGAGAATGTGTAAGTATTATTATTCAGGGTGGTAACAAATACTGTGGTGGAATCTATCTTGACCTGAGTGTTCTCCGGGTCAGTACTGAGAAAGTAGAATGATAGTTTGGCAATGGATGACTTGGATGACTTGGGAGTGTATCCCATGTTCTTAGCCAGAGATACTACAGAGGATCTAAGTTGTGCCGTGTCCACAAAGTTCTCATTGACAGCCATGTTGAGGTACATGGAGTTGTAATGAGTATTGAAGGCGAGGATATCCATGAGGATCGATAGACCAGATCCCTCAAAGTTGTAGTCCGTGAAGTCTGAGTTATTGGCAATGAACGCAGCGATGTTACTTCGGATGGTTTCAAAATCTAATTCTGAGACAAGCTTGGTGGTGGTATCGGCCATAGATCCTCTGTAACTATTTATAGTATACAAAAGAAAAGCCCCACCGAGTTATCGATGGGGTTTCGGTTTATTAATCAATCGGTAGGTCCAGACCCAGGTTATCAGGCTCCCCAAGTATCAGTGACACCAGTAACAGGATCGGAATAGTATGCGAATGCTGCCCGTCCCATGGGTTCCATCAGACCCATAAACTTCCTCAGGTCCAGCGTCTCTTTCAGATCCGCAATGAGTCTCTTGGCAGCAGCCAGACTCTCACATGGAATATAGAGAATGTCGATCAACTCCAGATCTGCCTCGGGATTCAATTCACAACCCAAGGGATCAATTATAATTTGTAAGCTGTTCATATAGCAGTTCCTTCTGAAGTTGTCAAGTACTAATATGAGACCACGGCATAACCAGAGACCCAATCAGTACCAAAGACACAGGCATTACCGTAGACTAGGGCCTTATCAGAGACCCAGGCATTATCCAAGACCCAGGCATCACCAAATACATGGGCACTACCGTAGACCATGGCACGACCCGAGACCACAGCACTATCATATACTATGGCACTATCATATACCATGGCACTATCATATACCATGGCATTACCAGAGACGCAGGCCTCACCCCAGACCAGAGCCTCAGGTCCAACAAAGGCACTGTCGGCTACTAACGCTGTATTCTCGACCCAGCCACCACCATTGGAATGCTGGTGCCAGGTATCCAAAGTGGCATCAGGGAATTTAACTTTCAGATCAGAGAGTGTCATAATCAAACCTTATATAGAAAGTATATCAGTTCCTTCTGAAGTTGTCAAGTACTACTTCGAGACCACGGCATTACCAGAGACCTTGGTATTACTATAGACCTTGGCATTACCAGTGACCTTGGCATTACCAAAGACCCTAGCAGTATCAAAGACCCAGGCCTTACCAGAGACCCTGGCATTACCATAGACCTCAGCATTATCCGAGACCCAGGCCTTACCAGAGACCACGGCACCACCAGAGACCATGGCATTATCCGAGACCTCAGCATTATCCGAGACCACGGCATTATCCGAGACCATGGCCTTACCACAGATCCGAGCATCACCAGAGATCTCAGCATTACCACAGATCCAGGCATTATCATAGACTATGGCATCAGGTCCAACGAAGGCTGTGTCGTCTACTGACGCTGTGTTCTGGACCCAGCCACCACCATTTGAATGCTGGTGCCAGGTGGTCGAAGTTGCATCAGGGAATTCGAATTGTAGTTCAGAGAGTATCATGTCGTTTCAATCAAACCTTATATAGAAATTATATCAAATGGTGGGCGTGGTGTCAAGTACTATTCTGTGACCCAGGCATCACCAGAGACCTGGGCCTTACCAGAGACCACGGCATTACCATAGACCCTGGCATTACCCGAGACCATGGCATCACCAGAGACCTGGGCCTTACCACAGATCCAGGCATTACCAGAGACCACGGCACCACCAGAGACCTCAGCATTACCAAAGACCCAGGCATCACCAGAGACCACGGCATTACCGTAGACCCATGCATTATCAGATACCCTGGCATTACCATAGACCTCGGCATTACCAGATACTCTGGCATTACCATAGACCTTGGCATTATCCGAGACCCTGGCATTACCAGAGACCCTAGCATTACCAGATACCCTGGCCTCACCAGAGACCACGGCCTCACCATAGACCATGGCATTACCATAGACCTTGGCATTATCCGAGACCCTGGCATTACCAGAGACCCTGGCATTACCAGATACCAGAGCCTCAGGTCCAACAAAGGCTGTGTCGTCTACTGACGCTGTGTTCTCAACCCAGCCACCACCATTGGAATGCTGGTGCCAGGTTTCCAAAGTGGCATCAGGGAATTTAACTTTCAGATCAGAGAGTATCATGTCGTTTCAATCAACCTTATATACAAAGTATATCAAATGGTGGGCGTGGTGTCAAGTACTAATATGTTACCTCGGCATCACCACCGACCAGGGTATAACCAGATACCCTGGCCTTACCAGAGACCCTGGCAGTACCAGAGACCCTGGCATTACCAGAGACCACGGCCTTACCAGAGACCACGGCATTACCATAGACCCAGGCATTACCACCGACCACGGCCTTACCAGAGACCCTGGCATTACTCAAGACCATGGCCTTACCAGAGACCT